CCTGCTCCGACTGTAACAGTGTATGCAGTTGTGATAAGTAATTGTGATGTTGCTGTTCTGAAACCACCCGCACCACCGCCGCCACGAGTACCTCCGCCACCACCACCAGCAACTACAAGAAAATCAACCGACACCGTAGCCGCTGCGCTTGTTAACGTCGCATTGGTCACCGTTGCCGCTCCCGTTATACTTGCCGCCAAGGTTGCCGTTCTTAAAAGACTTGCATCTGTTACAGAGCCCGAAGCCATTAATGAAGAAACAAACGTAACACCTACACCTGCCTCAACGCTTGTCTGTGCCGTAGCAGTCATTTCTGCAGATATGTTCCTTGTTATCTGTGCGTCAACTGTTGTCTGTGCCGTAGCGTTTAACTCACCATTTACTGTGTAAGACAAAGTAGCATTTGCCGATGTGTTAGCCGTAGCATTTGCAGCTGCGTTAATTGGTATAGATAACTGTGCCGTACTTTGTGTATTAGCCGTTGCCGTTGCACTTGCCTCAATCACTTTGGTAAGGGTAGCATTTAATTCAGTTACTGCACTTGTGCTTGAACTACTTTCTAATGTAACTGTACGTTTAATTTCAGCCGCAACAGTGCCTAATGCATTTAATGCAGCATCTACACTAACAGAGCCTTGAGTAACTACATCAACCGCAGCCGATGTAGTAGCACTTGCATTTAATGTGCTTAATAAAGTTTTACTCACTAAAGCACTTGCCGATAAAGTAGCATTTGCATTTAATGTACTATCTATATTTATAACCTTTGTCACCCCAGCAGCTAAAGTGCCGTTTGCCGTAACATCGCTATTTATTGGTATCACTTTTGTAGCACTGGCAGAAAGATTGCCAGATGCGGACAAAGAAGCAGCCGCCAAGACTTGACCTTGTTGGCTCACAACTATTTCAGCGTTCGTCGTTGCTATAGCATTCATTGCAGCAAGGACATTGTGTATCACTTTAATATTAGATGATACACTGCCATTAGCTGAAAGGATGGCAGCAACGGAAACACCGGTAATAATGTAGGAGTCGTAAAACTCGCCTTGAAAACTTATAAATCTTCTATCGTGACTTACCTTTATATTTCTTACTTGATATAACTTCTCATTCCAAATAATACGACTTTCTTCGTCTATGCCTGTCGTATATCTTATAGTAAAGTCGCTAATATTTTTAGCAGTATTCTTACCATCAATTACAGTTTCATTTGATGGAGGTAACTTGCTTTCGGCATTTGCCCAAACAGTAGTTAAATCTGCCCATGACTCGGAGGCATAGCCTGTGTCTGATTTTAAACGTGTGACATTTTGGATAGTTATCCTGTCACGCATTCGACCAATAATTTCATTTTTGTTATACTTCATTTAGAAATATTGAACGCGATATTGGTCAAGTAAATATTGAGATGCAGTAGGTAATTTTTTTACGTAATCTTGCCTATTCTCGTAGGTATCGGCTATCATTAATAAGATAGCTTGTCTTATTTGGAATGGCACACCGCTACTTTCTGTGTCGTATCCTGCCGTATAAGTAATCGTTACATCATTTATGTTCCCGTAAAGTGTAGGCCATGTTTTCCCGTAAGCTATAGAGAGCCGTGATGGTTTACTAAATGTGTCAACGACATAGTTAGTCGCTGCAAAGGTTTGCGTAGTATTTTGGCTGTCTGCGTACTGGAAATTAGTAACTGCAATAACTGGAGATACACTAAGGTAAAGAGTTGGATTAGATAACCTATCAAACTTTTCCGTTATTGTTTGTGTAATTAATGCTTGGTTTAAATAACTCTCTGCCACCATCCTTGCACCTTTTATAAGAGTATTTAACATTGAATCTTCGTTTGAATCATCAATCTTTAAATAGCTTTTAACCTCGGCAAGAGTCCAAGGTTCATTAACAGGTGCAGTAGTTACTTTCCAAGCCATTTGATTATATTTTAAAATGGAGGACTATATTTCAAGTCCTCCAGATTAGATCCCCAATGAAATTACAGATTCTTCAAGTGCTTAATTGCAGCAGTATTAAGCAATTTGCCATCATAACGAGCATACATTAAGAAACCTATTTCCATCTCATCCATGAAACGCTCACGCAATGGCACAAGGACATTGTTGGCAACGGCTCGGATTATATACTTACTCCAATCTCCAAAGAAAATAATCTTCGCATCAGCAGCCTGTGCAGATGGTAAATCATTGTTCACAAAGAAGTTGTAACCTAACAATCTGTCTGGTGTACCTTCTCTTAGTGATGGTTGGAATAATGGATTTTTATCACTATCGTAATTTAATTTTCTAACCGCACTCAAAATCTGGTCATGCATCATGAACGCAGCCGATGGGCTATTTCTATACGCAATGTCCACAGAGTGAACAAGGTCAATTAAATTGCCAGCAGTAAACGCGCCAGTAGTTGCAGATTCTACTCCGGAAGGTGCAACATCTCTAAATCCTGTTGGTTTGCCAGAACCATCACCAGTTGTAAATGCAGTGTTCAACGCTCTACCTAAACGCTCACCTAACATGATTGGTAATTCACTATTCAATAGACCAAACTCGTCATTTGCCCATTCAACAGAAACCTTTACCAATGTGTTACAAACGTGAGCTGCAAAAGTTTCTCTTGTAAAGGTCATGTCTTGAACAGTTACTGCCGCTGCCTCTGTATGCCAGTTAGCAGCCGTGCCTGTATCATTAACTTTTGGCCAGTACAAAGTGCCTGCTTGTGGAGTAGTTATTATACGGCTAACTTGTAACATTGGACCATAGTAAGCCATTGTTCTTTCCAACTCGTTTGAGAATTGGTAAGGAATAACATAACCACCTGCCAATCCAGTCTCCGCAGTAGTAATCGTGTTAGTACCACGCATTTCACGGAGTAATCCGCGCTCGGTGTTGTTCAACTCTCTCTTTGCAATAGCCTTCATGAATGCAGAGTGATACTCTGGAGACTTTACAATCTCTCTTTTGTCAGTTGGCAATGCGGCAAGTGTGTCTTCAATAACACTAACTCCTCTTGACTCGGAGTTGATTTCATTCCATCTTTCTAAACGAGAAATTTGGTCTGTATAACTTTTAAAAGAACCATCTGCTTTATCCCATTGTGCGGATTCGTCAGAAGACATTAATCTTCCTTCGGCTGCGGCTCTTTTTTGTAGGTCTTCCATTATTGCGTAATCGGAAGCCCGCTTTTCTCTTAATTCCTTTGCAGTCATTATTTTGTTTTTAAATTTAATAAGTGCAGGGCATTCCTGCGTAATTCGTTCTGTATATTAATTTCAGATTTTACTGATATGTCAATAACACTTTGTAATTCTTCATCTACCTTTCCTGCTATCTGTTCATAGCTGCGCTTGGCAACCATTGTGTCAGGATTAGCCGGATAAGTAACGGGAGAAACATCATATACTTTCTTTATGCCTCTAATCACTCTCTTTGGTTTCATGCCTTCCCTTTCTTGCCAGTCTTCTGCCTCAACACTAAAAGCAAATGATGATTGATAAACATCACCACGTTTAACCATCTCTAAAAGATCATTACCTAAAGTAGTGTTTGGTGCCTCAAATGAATATTCCAAAGCATTACCTGTAAGATTTAATTTTAATGTACCGGATTTAGTCCTGGCTAAAACCATGTTAGCATCGTGATTAAACAATGCTACTACATCTGTCATGTCGGAGTTAGTAAATACATCTTGGCTCATCTCCTCGTCATACCAACCCATATCATAAGCAGAGTTAAACACCGTAGCAGTGCCTACTATTGTGCGAGATTCTGGCATTGCCCTAAACTCGTAATTTATACTTCTCTTTTCCATTGTTTCTTCTTTTGACCTTTCGTCCATTATTTTGTTAGCTGTTCTTTCTGCCCAAGGCAACATCGTTGAGCCACCCCAAGCGTCATACATGATTGAACCGCATATTTCATTATCGTTATCATCAAAATATTTGCCTTGGTCATATACCTTGGCTCTACTTAAAAAACTATATGTCCTTATCACATCATCGTCACTTAATGCCTCTCTTCCGCTTAACTGCCTTGCCCTTGTCCAGCCTACACTTGTACCGCACTGGCTACCATTATCTTCTTTATGCTGCAATGCTTTCTTTGCCGCATTGGTTGCTGACTGTGGATAGTTACTGTACGGCATCGCTTGTAGGTTCTATTTTTATATTAGAAGCTAAAGGCAATTCATAACTATCTCCACCAATGTAAGGATTCATATTCTCTTTAATCCTAATTTCGTTAGGTGACATTGCTAATACATTACGCATAGCAGTATAATAAGAAGATCGCGCTGCAACATCGCCACGAAGTAAGCCATCAAGATTAAAGCGTGTACAATAAGTGTACTTTTCTGCCTCAAAAAATATCTTTCTATTAAATTCAGCCTCAATAGTTTCGCATAATGGCATAATTGTGTAATTAACAAACATTTGGCTCAACTGCTCCATGTTGCTAAAAGTTGCTTTATCCATATCCTCCAATAAAACACCTGGCACACCAGTTATGCGAGCAATGTCGGAAATAGTAGCCTTCTTAGTTTCATTAAAAGCTGCATCGTTTGGATTAAGTCCTACCTTCTGAAAGTCCATGCCTTCCTCTAAGATGGCAGTGCCTCCAGCATTTTGACTGCCTCCAAAAGCACGATTGAAAGAAGATTTTAATCTGTCGTATGCCTCATTGGTTAACTTACCAGGATGTTTTAACACTCCGTTCAAGTGTGCTCCATTCTTATAAAAGTTAGCACCGTAATTTCTATTGGCTAAAGCTAAGCCATAGTTATCTCTATGAAGGTCCGGCATAACAAAACCATCTATACCATTCCATGAAAGGTTAGGTATGTGAATAATGTTATCTGAACTATACTTCTTGTTATTTTTCTTATTCTTAAATAGTAACTCTCCTCTGGTATTATAGTAGCTTTCCATTTGCGTAGGATCAAGTATCAAAAGACTTGTAATCCTTTGGCTATTTGCATTTCTGTTGATAGCAGCGTAAAAAACACCATGGCTCAAATAGTGAAGCACCATTGTTTTATAAAACGTGTGAGCTGTGTAAAACTGTGATGGCTCACGACTAACTATCTTAAAATTTGGATGTTCTTTAGCTATTCTTAAACTACCATCTTCGCCTTTTTCTATAATATCAAAAGGTAAGGAGGCAATAACACCTCCAAGTATTTGAGTAGCTCTGTAAAAGGCAGGAAGACCAATAATTGAATATTCATCTACTGCCACGCCAGCTGCAGATCCTCTTTGAAACAATGCGCCTAATGTATCACCGTTGATAGGTGTACTTGGATTCTCTATACTTGCGCGAGTATTAGAAAAAAAAGACCGCATGGAGTTAATTATTCCCATGCGGCAAATATAAACCAGATTAGTATGAAATTCTTAACTCATGGTAACAGACTAAACAAATCTAATTTCCATGTAAACACTTTTAGCTTTACGAAAACTACTATATGTAGTATATTTTTCATCAAGACCTAATTCATCTCTTTCTTCCTCTAATTTCTGCCATGCCTCTTGGTGCGTACGGCATTCTCCGGACAATTCATAAAACCTATGAAAATAACCGGATGTTGAATTAATTTGTCTAACCTGTTGAGCGTACTCATGCTTTCTCATTAAATTCTCCATAATTAAAAGGTTTTTATTTTAATTAGGTACATTTTATAACATTAACAATCCTCCTTCCCTCTCCTTCCCTTCATATATCGTTGGTCTATCTCCTTGCATTATCTGTGCGTATGCCATAACCATCGCAACCGCTCCATCGACCTTTTCTGTACTCTTTGCTTTATCTATCTTTATGTTGCCAGCAGGATC